GCCGCAACTCGTACTCTTTAAAGTTACTCATCACTCAAAGCCTCCATGAGCTTATCCTCATCTGTCCCGCACTCAACAGCGTGAATGAGGATGGTACGCATCATCTCTGACACATCATCGACAATCACAAACTCTTTGTCGTGTATTGCTGGGTTCTTGTTTATTTGTTTACGTGTGTATTTAGTCATAATTCTTTCGCATCTCCTTTAGTTTTAGTATTAAGTTATTGGCCGAGTCATTGCTCATCCTAAAATCAACGCGCTCCCAAAACAAAAAGCTTTTTTCATACACCACATAAATGACATCGTTCATAATATTGTTGTACTGCTTAACTATTTTATATTTCATCATCTCACCATGATATAAATGTAATAAACGCCAAAATAGGCAGCGTGACGGGCGACATTACCCACATCTTAAAGATGTCTTTCCCCGGCTCATTCCCCTTCACTATTGCGACCATTGCCCACATTAGCATGGTGAGATAGCTTATTAGTATGTACGTAATCATTCTTTATCCTCCAAACCCTTACACATGCTCAATAGCTGAGCCTCCAACTTAGTATTACGGCACTTTCTACGCCATACGTCGTACCTAATGCCCCAGTGTATGCAGGCATCCCATACAGTCCAGCCTTTGCCGTGTATTATTTCTGTGAATTTACACTTCATTGAATCAACTCGCACTTGTAAGCCTTGCCATCCAGCACGAACGAGCCTGCCACATTGCAAGATTCAATAATGCCGGACTCTACAGAATAAGCCGTCTTACCAATAGCAACTAGCACTAACATAACGGCGAGCGCCGAGACAATAATGCCCGCAAAAAAATAACTCTGATCCATAATATAACTCCCTAACTAGCCCATAGGCAAATCGCCCATATATCAGAGCATAAACCATAGTGTTAAAATATGCAACAAGGTCAACGGCTAACCTTTCAATAGCTGCTCAGGCTGTCAACGCCTATGCCTACAAGGTCTTTATACATGAGTGATACTCCGCAAAACGATGAAGTAATCGAAACAAATGATTCTATCCCAGCCTCGGACACTGGGGGGCAAGTACAAGCTGAATCGGAAGTTGTACAAGTTGATGAAGTAGCAGAAGCCAAGCAGAAGGCTAATGATGCGTTTAATAAGCAATACGGCGAAAAGAAACAGCTAGAGCGTGACCTAAAATCGGAGCGCGAAAAACTAGCAGCTTTTGAGCAAGCAGAGCGAGACAGGGCGGCAGCATCGGTAGGGAATATCCCCCCAATGCCAGACGCTTTTGACGATGATTACGAAGGTAAGGTTAAAGCTCGTGACGAGGCATTAATTGCCAACGCTAATTACAACGCACAAAACCAAGCTTATTTGCAGCAGCAGCAACTTACTCAACAACAAGCAGCGCAAGCGAAGCAAGACCAAGTCAACAAGTCTATGCAGGATTACACCAGCAAAGCTGTTGAATTGGGTATTAAACAAGATGAATTACAGGCAGCAGGTAATGCGGTTGCAGGTTATGGACTATCAGATGATTTGGTTATGCACATATTAGCCGATTCAGATGGCCCATTGATAACTAAACACTTAGCGGCGAATCCGCAAGAGGGTTATCAACTAGCCAGCATGTCGCCGTATCAAGTCGGTTCATTTTTGGATGGTATTAAAGCTAAAGCCAGCGCACTAAAACCGAAAACAACGAACGCACCAGCACCGGCAACTAATTTGCAAGGTAATGGCGCAGACCCTGAAGCAAGTAAATACAAGAACTTGCGCGGGACTAAATACGAATAAAAGGAGCCACTCATGGCTAATAATTTTGACAGTAACTTTTCCAGAAAAATCATGGACTCATTCTTGGATAAATTCCAATCTGAGCGAGTCATTACTAAGAACGTTGATACACAACTTTTTGCAGGGAAATTCAACCCGTCAACTGGCGAGAATATCGACATTAAACGCCCTACTGATTATGTTTCAGTGCGAACGCCTAAAGGTGATGTTTCGGGTGAAACTGAATCAAGCATCATAACTGGTAAGGCAACAGCTACAGTTCAAGACTACTTCACAGTATTTGTTGATTATGACGAAGCTGACGAAGCGCTGAAAATGAACCAGCTCGACCAGTTGCTTGCGCCTATGGCTACTCGTATCGCTACTGACTTTGAGACAGACTACGCTAAGTTTATGATGGAAAATACAGGCCTTCTTTCTGGTACTGTTGGAACCGCTATCACGACTTGGGATGATGTTGCAGGAATGGGCGCGATTATGGAAGCTACTGGCGTCCCTATGGACGGCTCGTGGTGTGCAGCGGTCAACCCGTTTACACAACGTAAATTGTCAAGCGATCAGCGCTCACTAGGTGGCGAAACTGGCACCATGACTGCTAACGAACGCGCTACTATTACTAGTAACTTCGCCGGCATGAAAGTGATGACCGCTACCACATTAGCCAACTACACAACTGGCGCAGGTGCTGACCGTGCAGGTACTGTCGTAGGTACTCCGGTTGCAACTTACTTGGCAGCTAAAGACACCATGACTCAAGTTGTTGGTGTAACAGCTTTCCAAGCTAACTTAGTGGTAGCTGCTGGTGAAACTGTGACCATCACCGGTCGCAACCGCTTGAATCTATCAACTCGTCAGCCGATGATTGATGAGACTGGCGCGGTTGTTGTCTGGACTGCTACCGTAACTGAAACGGTTACACTTGACGGCTCAGGCGCAGGTAACTTGACGTTGACTGGTCCTGCAATCTTTGAAGCCAACGGACAATACAATACTGTTGATTCAGCAATTGCAGCTAGTGACGTGATCACCCTTGGCGGCGCAGCAAGCACCATCATTCAGCCCAACTTGTTCTGGCATAAACAAGCCTTTACTTGTGCTTCTGTACCTATTAAGAAGCTTCAGGCGACCGATACCGTTGCAACCACTGAAGATGGTTTACAGTTCCGAGTCACTAAAGATTCATCTTTCTTGGAAAACAAAAACCAGATACGGATCGATTTCCGCCCAGCGTACGGCGTAATGAATCCGTTCTTCGCTGGTCAAGGTTTCGGCACTCCCTAGCCAGTAGCCTTATCGTAGCCCTTCACCGAGGGGCTGCTATTAAGGTTATTAATGGAGCAACCACACAATGAACACTCTTTACAAAAAAGACGGCACCAAAGTAATTGTTAATGACACCTCACTTGCTCACGCCCTGTCTATCGGCTGGACAAAGAACACACCAAAGAAAAAGCCAGCTAAAAAGGCCGACTAATGGAAACCGCACAAAGTGTGATAGATGATACTCTTCAAGAGATACTTGTTGGGGCATCTGAGCAGGCAATACAATCAGTGGACTTCGCTAGCGCTATGCGTTACATGAACCGCATGATGGCCACGTTCGACGCCGAAGGTATTGCACTAGGTTACACTCAAGTAACCAAGGCTTCTGACGCTATAACTATACCACTCGGCGCTATCGAGGGCTTGATATTCAATCTGGCTCTACGCTTAACAACTTCTTATGATATCCCTGTTGCGGGTACGCTCGCTATTAATGCGAGAGAAGGTAAGGAAGCAATGAGAAAGCTGGCTGTGTTTATCCAGCCTACAGCATACCCATGCACCTTGCCGATTGGTTCGGGCAACGAGTACGACAATACATTTAATTCTAGTCACTTCTACCACTGCCCAGAAGATGAACTCACGACAGAGCAGGGCGGCTCAATTCTTTTGGAGGAAGCTTCTAGTGGCGAGTAAGCGCGAGAGTCAATTACCTACAGCTGCCGGGTTTACATCCGGTGATTTAATTACTGGATTACGAGCAGCGACAAACGTTAACTTTTCATACTCGGCTGTATATGATGCCGTCAATGGGTTTGGAACTATCCAGCAAGTGGGAGACCCAACCGGCGCTCCCGTGCTAGAGCAGCCAGTTGTAGGCTTTAATAATATCCGCAACATTGAAAGCAGCAAGGGCATGTCGGCAGGCATCAGCCCACAGAATGGCGTAATGTTAACTAATAACTTTACTCAGCCGGGATTAGGTGCGCCGATAATTAGTGACCTGAATGCAGATCAATATGAGTTCAGGTCTATACTGGCCGGCACTGATATGGCCGTAAGCGTGACAAACGGCGACATTGTCATCTCTCTTGCGGCGGGCAGCTCATCTATTAAGACGCGAGTAATATCATCAGAATCTGACTTCCCAGACCCAGTGGGCGGCGTGATAACGCTTGAAGATGACATTGATTACTTCTTACAAAATGACATTGTCACAAGTCACCGCTTTATCGTTGGCGGTGCTAACACTTTGCGCGGCCCAGCTAGCCAGATAGTTAGCTTAACGTACACCGGCACAGGTACGATGCTAACAAGCACAAACCCGAACTTCAGGGCAGACAGAGTGACGCTAGGATGCCCAAATGGAACCCTGTTTGACATATCGAGTTCAGGTGGTGGCATCTTTCAGATGATCGAAACCACAATCTCATCGTGTCAAAACATTGGCACTATTGGCGATATGTTTTTAATTCGATTTAAAGGCCTTGCATATGAAAATGTAATAGCGGGCGGCGTGGTGCTGACCGGCGTAAATGATATCTTGGTGTTTGACACTTCGGTCATGTTTTTGAACGGCGGCACAGCTTATGACTTCGGAACTTCCCTTTTCAATAACCTGACAATAACTAATCAGTTTGTAGAAAGCGACACAGTGGGAACTAAGTTTATCAGCGGAGCTACAGGCTCAGCAAATATAGCGGCCGGCGGGCTTGCCGATGTAACAAACTGTAGAACAGACCCTGCCACAACACCACTCACAGGCGTTTCTACTGATGACGTCCGTTGGGAATTTCTCGGCAATAACACTATTCCGAACACGCGCCCTGACGCCCTTCTTTCTACAACGGGTAACGCGCTTCAGACCACAATTGGAGCGATAGGCGTAGCGGTTAAAGCTAACGCTGTATTTGTTGATGATGATACTAGCCAGTTCGCTACAACTAGCGACGGGCGTACAACGTATATAGGCGAGAAAGATGCCAGCCTTCCTATATCCTTAACTGCTACGCTTCTGGCCGCAGCCGGGGGAGACAAGCAGCTTTCAGCGTACATTGCGATAAACGGGGCAATAGTTCCTCAGACAATCTCAACAGTTACGGCCAGCTCTTCAAAGTCCAACGTCGCTCCGTCAATATGGCAGCCAGTCTTTACCAATGGCGACTATGTAGAGATATGGGTTGCAAACGACACGAACACGGATAATGTAATAGTAGTTAATGCAGTAATGAGGATCAACTAAGATGCCGCGCATGGATATACCAATATCTAACGGCTTCTACGTGTCGGATAGCTTGCCCCTGAGCGCCCAGCAGTGCACTAACTGGTATGTGAATATTCCTCAAGTTGAAGGCGCGTTGAGCGCTGGCAATCTTTTCGGTTGCGCTGGAATGTCGCAACTTGCCACAACTGGGGAGGTCAATCAGGTTAACCGAGGGCTGCACGTTAAAGCCGGAAAGCCTTACTTGTTAAACGGCGAGGGGCTGGTCAGGCTTGATAGCGTTGTTGATACTGAGGGGGTAGAGACGTTCAGCACTGTATCACTCGGCACAATTGCAGGCGATACGAGAGTATCTACAGCGGATAACGGTACACAGCTAATGGTGCTGATACCCGGCGGCAATGCTTACATCATAGACGAGACAAGCGGAACTCCATTTGTTCAGATTACAGACCCCAGCTTCACGGCTAACGGCGTACCTCAGCTGGTGGTATTTATTGATTCGTTCTTTGTCGTTACAACGGATAGCAAGAAGTTTATTCGCTCAGACGCTAATAACGGTTTGTCATGGGATGCCTTAGCAGTATTTAGCGCTGAAAGTGACCCTGATATTATCGTAGCTCCCCATGTGTACCGCAATAAGCTATACATTGCAGGCAGCGAAACAATAGAAGAATTTCAGAATGTTGGCGGCAACTTCCAACGCACAGGCTTTTATTTGAATAAGGGTTGCTTTGCTAAGTTCAGCATGATAAGCACGGCTGATTCGTTCATGTGGATTGGTGGAGGCACTAACGAAAGCCCCGCCATTTGGTCGATGGTCGGGAACTCGGCGCAAAAGGTATCAACTACCGCTATCGACTCAGCATTGCAGCGGTTTACGCAAGAGCAGATAGAAAATGCTTTTGTATACTCA